AGCATACCAATCTCCCTCTACTATAGTTACATTAGGTTTATCAGCAGCCCAAGCTTTAGCTTTTTCTATAACTTGAGGGTGGTTCTCTACTATGGTATGAGATGTTATAGAATTAGCTTGAATGTAATTTGCTGATATCCCCATACCAAATCCTATTTCTAATATATCTCCGCCTCCTTCACACACATAGTCAGCAGAAGCTTTCATAATAGAATCTTCCCAAGACATCATTACTTGAAGCTCTCCTCCAGCATTGTCTGTGTAGTATATTCTATCAGACTCAAATACTAATGTTTCGTCTATATAGCCCATTACGCTATTTCTACGAATGTATTATCTGGGTTAAAAAACATCTTTTTATCACTTACGTTCAAAGAGAATCCAAGCAGTCTAACAAACTGACCACTAGAAGATGGGGCTGTAAGCGTAGCTTCTCCAGCTGTTGCTGATGCATAAACTGGAGCTCCTTCCTTATCGGTTCCAGCAGTATATGCGTTATTTAAAGTAACAGCTCCTCTTATAAGCATACCAGCTGAAGAGTCTGAAGCTGCTGCTGCAGACGTTGCAACTGCAGCTAATGCAATAGTTGTAGTTTCAAGGTCAGCATCAATTAACGTCCATACACCATTTCTAAGAACGTATATTTCTCCTGCAGTAACACTATCATCACTTATTCCAGTTAATATTTCAGCGCCTGGCCCAAAATCACCAGCGTTATTACCACTAATAGCATGCAAAATAGAAGCAGCTCTTACAGATCCAGCGACAGTTAATTGACTACCATCAAAAGTAAGATTAGCTTCAGCGTTCATAGCATCAGTACCAGTAGCTGTAACGATTCTATCGTCAGTTCCATTAGTCATAAAGTCTGATACATCTACGCTAAACTCATTACCTCCACTTAAATCAAGGCCAGTTCCAGCTGTATATGTAGTATTTGTATCTGAAACAGTATTCGTAAAGGTTATCTTATCTGAAGATCTAGCTATTGACAATCCAGTACCAGCCTCCAAAACAATATCATCTGTACTGCCATTAGAATCTGTTAATCTAATTTTTTCTTCGTCTGAGTTGTCTCCATCAACGCATGATATACTATAAGTAGTATTATCATTAGCAGTCATGTCGTCAACTGCAAGATCAATAGTCCCATCAGCATCTTGATATGTTGCACTAATTCTAGTCTCTGTATTGCCACTAAACATTGCACCAACAATGTCTTGAACTTGTTCATCAGACAACTGAGTGTTAGCTGTCATATCATCAACTGCAAGATCAATAGTACCGTCAGAGTCGTCGTATGTAACAGAAATTCTAGTCTCTGTATTCCCGCTAAACATAGCGCCAACTATATCCTGAACTTGTTCAGCACTTAATACCGTATCAGTATCAGTGACTGTATTTGTAAAAGTAATCTTATCGCCAGATCTAGCAATAGAAAGTCCAGTGCCCGCCTCAAGGACTACATCATCTGTAGAAGAGTCGCTACCTGTTAATCTGATTTTTTCTTCATCAGAATTATCACCATCAACACAAGATATACTATACGTAGTAGCATCCAAACCACGCTCACCAGTAGAACCTGTAGCTCCTGTTGCACCTGTTGCCCCAGTATCACCTTTAGGTCCTTTTTCCGTAACAATAATAGTAGAAACAGATGGGGAAGATACGCTTATACTTGTTGATGTTTGCGTAAAACTTACAGTATTCCCACCAGATACAGAAACGTCAACAGTATTGCCTTGACTTGTTGTTACGTTTACGCTCATTACCTTCTGACTGCTTTTGTCACATCTTCATTAACTACAAAAGAACCACGTAAAATTGTAGTATGAGTATCTACACCAGAAGTTGTTGGAAGAATATATTGAAGATCATAAATATATCTTCCTGCTGGCACTCGACGCATTGTAGAAGCAGTAGCTTTTATAGTTACATTGCCGTTATCATCAACAACAAATGGTTCAAAATAAGCTTCTCTTGATTGATTTTGAGTAACATTAGGGGGTAACACCCTACCTTTTAAACCTTTTTCTGTTGACGCAATTATAGGATTAGAACCTTTTCTGCCAGAAGGCCATACCTGCATAACAAATGAATATTTGTCTGTAGATAAATTAAGACCTGATCCTGATGAATCTTTTAATGTTAATGTTAGCTCAAACGTATCTCCTTGACGACAAGTGATATCTAAAACTTCCGATACATCTAAATTTACTTTATTGGCCATCTTGCATATTCATTAATAAATTTCTCATTGGATTACCCTCTTCTCCTTGCAGCTCAGTTCTTTGTCCTTTTCTTTGAGATATAAGTTTAGATTGCTGTACAGCTTGTTTCTTAACTCTATCATCTTTTCTGTCTTCTTTAAGGACTTCAAGCTTTTCCTTAAACTCTTCATCCGTTTCTTTAAATCCTAAAGTAGCTTTAGCTCTAATTGTTTCAATCTCTTTGTTGAACTGATGGCGCATAGCTGCAAGCTGTCCATCAAGCTGTGCTTTAAGCTGCATTTTTTGCGCTTCTATCTGAGCTTCTGCTTGCATTTTTTGCCCCTCCATTTGCATCTGCATCTGTTGTTGTTGTTGAGCCATTTGAGCTTGCATCTGCTGTTGCTGCATAGCCATTTGTTGAGCTTGTTGAATTTTTTTCTTCCTTCTTACAATAAGAAGACGTTCAGCTTGATTGACATCTTTTAGCTCTCTTATAGCCATAGCATCCTCAAGGTCTATTTCTTTTTGGCCTAAAGATATTTGTATTGCTTGTTCTAAATATGCCTGATCTTTATCATCCATATCTTTTTGAACTTGAACTCCAAAGTTATACATAGGTAATCTAGAAAAACTTGAAAGAATATCCATATTTGTCTCACCAATTGCATTTTTATAAATGTCCATGATTACAGACTGATCTGGAAGTATTTGCAAACACCTTACAATATCATTACACACATATTTATAAAGTATCATAGAAGCATTTGTAATATCATATGTAGCATTATTTGAAGCAGCAATAGCTTGCTCCCTAACACCTACTAATGCTTCAGACTTTGGTGTGCTTGCGTCAACAACTTCATTAATACCCGTAGTATCACGTATCATTCTTAGATAGTGATTGTATAATCCAATAAGCTCGTTAATATTTCTTATACTATTTCCTATCTCACGAATAGGTGGATTTTGAAATCCGCCTTCTGGATTTTTACTTCTATAATAGAATACACCAGTTTGTTCGTATATATCATGAAGATCTAAAGGTTGTAACTCACCCCCTTTACCTAACTGAACATTTTCCAAACCTTCGATGTCTATCATTAATCCATCTGGTTTTGCTTTAGCTATAGCTTGTTGTATTTTAAGATGCGTAAGCTGAAGCATATCAGCAAACCCAATACAACTATTAACCATAGACTTTGGCATCATATCAGTTAAGTTTGTTGCAACAACAGAATATGATAATCTAGCTTTGCTTATATCATGGATATTTTTAGGCACATTATGCATTCTGCCATAGCTAAACAAATAATCGGTTCCTAGTATATAATAACCTTTATATACATTGACAATCTCCATCTTATGAGGTTTTCTTTCAAAAACACTACCAGCCTTTTCTTTATAGTCGAAGCCTTCATAGAAAAAGTTTCTGTTACCAAATCTATTTTCTTTCTCTTCAAAGTGCATACAATCTGTAGACAAAAACTCAAACTCTAATACATCTACAGAATATTCATCATAATCATAAATATTTCTTCCTAGCTTATCATCATATGTGTACGCACCACTAGTCCTACCAGAAGTTTTTGTAGCAATTTTTTTAAAGTCTGATTCCTCTAACTCTCCACTAGCTATTCTTTTCAGCTCCTGTATAGGCATGCTTTTTATGTGTCCAGCATATGTTAGATCTTCAAAACTAGGATCATTTGTTTCACTATGAATAAAATCTTTAGGATCTACATAATGAGTCTTAATACCATAGTTAGGATCATTTGATCTTTTAACTATAGCAATACCGTTTGTTGCTAGATCATTTACACACCTTCTAAATATATTGTCATCAAAATTATTCCATGATAACGTCATATCCGTTGCAACTTGTGCAGCTATCTCTGCATCGCTCTTTACATTCTCGCCTATAAATATTTCTGCTTCAGCTTCATTATCAGGAATCATTTCTGGATCCATACCTATAGTAGCCCCAGTCTTTTCCTTAAACTGCATAAGTTGTTTTTTTAAAGCAACTTGTATCTCTATACGTTTTTTATCTCTATTTTTTTCTGAAGATGAAAGCGGATCGACAGCTTCTAAATTGGGATAAAGGTTTCTACCTAGTATTTTATTTACTACAATTCTAACAAACTTTGGAAGTATAGGAACTGGAGTGTAATCAAGATTCATTAAGCTACCATCTCCAGAGTTAGGATCTTGAGTATTTAATAATCTTTTGTAAATCGTAGTGTCTTGTACGCCATTAGCATACTCTTTATTTCTTTTAAATAAAGTATACCTCTTAGAAAATAAAGATGAACTATCAGCTCTTTTACCCCATTGAGACTCAATAGCTTTTGCGTATTTTAAGCCATAATCTTTCGTTTCCTTTTCTTGTTGAGGAGCAAGTGGATCTGGAAAATTTTTTTTACCGCTATATTGTTTCATTCATCTTAGAGTATATATTGCAAATATAGGAAATTAGCCGATGATTTTATATCGCCTGAAAAACTTCCTCTCATTAAAGTTACTGACTTTCTTTTTCTTAACCTTTTGTGCTGCAAGTAAAGCTAGACCTGAACTAATAGTAAGGTCAAATTTAGTTCTATTATCTATTTTGTACGCAATCCAGTCCTCTAATGTTTTATTAAAATACATATTGCCCACTTCTGTTGTTTCATAATTTATACCTACATGATCATGAATATAAGATTCTATAGCATGAGCATGGGCTTGAATTATATCTTGAGAGTTTGATGGTATACCTTTTGTCTTCACTTTTACTTTTGCTGTACCAGTTTTTAAATGCTGTGGTCTATCCATTAAGTATCCATCGTAACCTCTTGATTCAAAATATCTTGCAATACCGTACTTATTGTTTTCAATTAAGATAGGGTATCCATAAAATACAGCAGCCATTAAAACATCTTCATAAAATATTTTAGCAAGCGGAGGTCGTGATGCGTACTCCAAGACAAACATATTACACGGATATTCCATGTGAAATTTATTGTATAAATGCAGTGCACCTTTAGATCCTCTACCATCAACAGTAGCATCAAGATCATACGAGTCAACTCCACCACAACCTATGTCTGAATTAGGTGCAACTCTTTTACCTCTAAGTAATTGTTTTTTATTTCTAAACTCTGCAGGAGGCATCCATGATATTTTAAATCTGCCAACTGGATCTGGAGTAAATACCACCTCAGTATCTTTTACCCCACCTTTCCAAACAAAGTTTCCAGTTACAACTGGATTGGGAAACAACTCTTCGTTGTACTCTATCTGTTCATATATTTTACCAATATTAAATACGCTACCTTCAATACTATCCCTAAAGGCTTCATCTGCTGTAAATGGGAATTGACGTATAACTTCATTCATTTCAGATGCATTATCCTTCAATGAAGATCTTTCGTTTTTTAAATAAGTTCTAGCCCCAATAGTTATATCTTCACCATCAATACCTTCTATTGCAGTATCTGGATCATTTATAATCGGATTACCATACAAATCAAAAAACCCTTCTAAGGATTCTTCAGCAGATATAAATAACCTATACAACCCTGTTTTAGTCCTCCCATTCTTGTTCCTCTCTGAAGGATTCGAATCCTCCCATAGACTCTTGTATTCTTTTCCACCTTTTGACATTGGATTTACTGTGCTTCCTACCAGTGCTTTTCCCACGATTTTTCTTCCGACGATCAAACAAGTCCTCTGAATCCTCCAAGCGTCTCTTATATCTGTTGGTTTTTCCCATTTTCCAGCTTCATCTAAATACAATATGTGTAGCTTTTCACCATCGTATGCATTATTAGTAGTGTTTTTCCAATTTATAACTGTGTTAAGAGCTTCACCTTTTTGTGAAGTTTTGTTGTTCTTTGTTATACGTTTTGATGGTTCACGAAAAGCTAACTCCATACGTGGATTCGTTGTACCATCTTGTATTGGTTTAAAGAAGAAAGGATAGTGCCTAAACATATAAACTACTTTCTTCATGAAAATATTTTCTTGAGCATCCTTACCAGTTTTCGACTGTATACCCATAAGTTTATCTTTAACTTGTGTTGCCTCGTCAACAAGTACAGCAGAGCATATATTAGTATACCCAGAACGACGGCACTTAGTATAAAGCTGACCAATGCAACGTGGATCAGCT